GTGTTGCGCCAGACGAATGGGAACCAAAGCACCCACAGCTGACTCCTGCAAAAAATGTTATAGATGCTCAACAGCTTTTCCAGCCTAGATCGACTGGGCAAAGTCAAGAAGATGTTATTATATATATCGGCTATGCTTTCGATCCATTCACACCGATACAAGACAGACCACCAGTCGGCTGTCCTGGACACGGAAGATCTGGTTTAATAGACAGACCAGACCTTGTACAAGGTGCTAGTCCAAATGCAACAGGTTTGGCTGGAACAGGAGCAGTTGGCAACACTACTCCTGAGTTGATAACTGTTATAACTGCAACAGGTGTTCCTGGAATTGGTGGTGTGTCAGTTCAGACTTCAGTTTCTTATGTAGGTTATTCTGTAACTGTTGCTCCAGGATCAGGAGACAGATTTTATATTGACTCTGTTCTTCAGCAACAACTTTATTTGCAAGAAGGTCAAACATATAGATTCGATCAGTCAGACTCTTCTAACTTAGGCAATGCATTTAGATTTAGCACAACTTCTGGAGGAACCCACAGTGGAGGTTCTGAATATACCACAGGAGTAACAACCGAGGGAACTCCTGGATTCCCTAATGCTTACACAGAAATAACTGTTGATTCAAGTGCACCAACATTAAATTATTATTCTGAAGAGAATGATGAGCTTGGTGGAGCTGCTTTCACACCAGCAGCAGGAACGATAACTTTCACAACTACAGTTGTTGGTGGCAATCCTTCGAATCATCCTTATCATAATGTTGGTTCTTCTAATAAATATGCTATAAATGGATCTACTGCGACAAACGCTGTCACACTTTCACTTACAGAAGAAAAAACATATAGATTCGACCAGTCTGATTCTTCAAATAGTAATCACCCACTAAGGTTCTCAACAACTCCTAATGGAACTCATGCTGGTGGAACAGAATATACAACTGGTGTTACAACTAATGGCACTCCAGGAAGTGCAGGAGCATACACCGAGATAACAGTTGCAGCAGGTGCACCAACACTTTACTATTATTGCACAAATCACTCAAGTATGGGATGGACAGCCAAAACACTTGCAACTACCCCAGCATCATCTCCTGGAATAACTCTTGATCAAGAGTTTAATGCAACAGGTTTGGCTGGCACTGGTGCAGTTGGTTCTGGAACTTTGGTCGGAAACCCAATTGCAACAGGTTTGGCAGGTGCTGGGGCAGTAGGTACAGAAGTCGTCGAAGCTATTATAAATGAAACAGGAGTTGCAGGTACTGGTGCAACAGGTAATCATGGTGAATCGAACGATGAAGTTATACAAATTTCTATCCCTGAGTCTGGAGTTGCTGGCATAGGTGGTGTTGGTGCTGGAGTTGAAGGTGATGCAGCTGTAACAGGTGTTGGTGGAACTGGTGGTGTTGGGAATGCTACTAATGTAGCGATCAGTCAAGGTTGGGGTGATGGTGCTTGGAATGAAGGAGCTTGGGGTCAATAATGAGCTATACAACTTTAAAAGCAAACATACAGAATTTTGTAGAGGACGACTCAACAGAGCTTACTAATTCTATAGACACTATAATTGCTCAGGCTGAAGAGATGGTTTTCCAAAGACTGCCTAATCTTCCTTGTTTTAGAAAAGTAACGAGTGGTAATCTTGTCGTCGGGACTTTTGATTATACAGTTGCCACAGCAAGAATGATAAGACAAGCTTCGATAACAGACTCAAGCGGAAATGTTAATTATTTGGATCATAGGATAGATTCATATTTAAGGGATTATTGGCCAAAGTCAAGTACGACTGGAACACCAATAATGTATAGCACGAAAAACGCAACAACTTCTGGGACAGTTATAACACTGGCTCCAACTCCTGATGCGACTCTTGCTTACCAAGTTGACTTTATTGCTCCGGAAACAGGCTTGAGTTCTAGCAATGCAAATACTTGGATTGATACGAATGCTCCTGCAGTTTTATTAGCAGCAGCACTTTATGAAACTTCTGCTTTCCTTAAAGCCGGAGAAACGCTACAACTATATAAAGCACAATTTGATGAGGCTGTTCAGCTGTTCGTTCAAGAGATGAGCAGAGACTATGCAGCAGAATATAACGGAGGAATATAACCATGGCAATAACTCAAGCAATGTGCACATTGTTTAAAAAGGATGTTTTACTAGGTGATCATCATTTAGATTCAGACGACATCTACATAGCACTCTACACCAGCTCAGCGAGTTTGGATGCAGCAACAGACGGATATGTAACATCTGGTGAAGTTGCGAACGGAAACGGATATACCACAGCAGGTAATGCTCTGGCGAGCAAAGCTGTTACTGAAAACAGCACAAGTGGTGTTTTTGATGCAGCTGACCCAGAATGGACATCAGCTACATTTACAGCAAGAGGTGCATTAATTTATAACAAAACGCTGGGCGATGCTTCATCGAATGCTAGAGGTGCAATAGCAGTTCTTGATTTCGGTGGTGATTTCACAGTTTCAGGAGGAACTTTTAAGATCGTTTTCCCTGCAGCAACAGCGAGCAATGCAATAGTAAGGATCGACTGATATGGCAATAACCTATGTAAATGATCTCCGACTCAGTGAGATGGGAACTGGTGACAACTCAGGCACATGGGGAACTGTCACCAATACGAACTTAGAATTAATTGGGGAAGCTTTTGGCTTTGGCACAGAAGCTATAACCACAAATGCTAATACACACACCTCAACTATTGCTGATGGTGCTACAGATCCTGTTAGAGCTATGTATGTTAAATACACAGGTGCACTAGATTCGGACTGTACAGTAACTATTGGACCAAATACTGTTAATAAATTTTATTTTATAGAAAATGCAACAACTGATTCTGGATCAAGTGGTCCTTATAATTTAATTATTAGCCAAGGATCAGGAGCGAATGTAACTGTTCCAAATGGCCAAACAAAGGCTCTTTATTTAGATGGTGCAGGAAGTGGTGCTGCTGTTGTAGATGCGTTTAACAATCTTTCACTTTCAAATATTTCTACAAGTACAGCAGGTACATCTAACTTTAGAGCAGGTATAAACGCAGGTGATGCGATTGTTTCTGGTGGTAATTATAACGTGGTCGTGGGCGATGAAGCAGGCACTGCTATTACCACTGGTGATAACAATGTAGCTATTGGCTTTGAGGCACTAAAGGACAACACCACAACAGGTGACAATACAGCTGTGGGGTATCAGGCTCTATATACGAACACAGGTGGAGACAATACTGCTATAGGTTGGAGTGCTCTTTATAGTAACACAACAGCATCAGGTGGAACATCGGTTGGAAGAAAGTCACTTTACGCAAACACGACAGGGGCTAACAATGTAGCTGTTGGATACCAAGCCTTAGAGGACAATACAACTGGTGGGAACAATGTAGGTTTAGGTTATCAGTCTTTAGCTAACAACACCACCGCAAGTGACAATACAGCTGTTGGGTATCAAGCAGGAAATGCAGTTACAACAGGCACAAGCAACGTCCTCATAGGTAGTCTGGCAGGTGATGCAATCACGACAGGTTCTAGAAACGTAGCATTGGGTTACGATGCACTAGGCGCAAACACAACAGCCTCTAATAACACTGCCGTGGGTAACGCTTCATTAGATGCAAACACCACAGGTGCGCAAAATTCTGCGTTTGGTAGAAATGCTATGGGTTCTAACACAACTGGTTCATACAACACAGGGTTGGGGCAAGGTTCTTTAGTATCAAATACTACTGGTGAATATAACGTAGCAGTAGGTTCTGACTCTCTCGCCTCTAACACCACCGCAGACAACAACACAGCCGTTGGGTATCAGGCTCTATATACGAACACAACAGGCCACCAAAATACAGCCATTGGCTATCTGTCTATGAAAAACGGAACTGTCACTGGTACACACAATACAGGTGTTGGTTCTTTCTCTTTGTATAATTTAACCACAGGTGTTGATAATGTAGCCGTTGGTACAAGTTCACTAGATGTAAACACAACAGGCAATTACAACACAGCAATAGGACGTAATT